CTCAAGGCTTATAACAAAGGCCTGTGTAGCTGTTGAAGGGTTAACACAAACACTTGCAGCATTAGTGAATTTTAATTTGATTGGATATTCTGAATCAAGATTAGTGAATCTTGCGTATTCAAATTCCGTATTAGTAACATCCCCAGCACTTTCTGGAGCAGCAGTACAAGATAAAATTGGGATAAAATCCTGTGCAGGTTCAACTGCATAAGCAGGTATGCTTAATATCCTTTCATAAGCCTCATTACAAGAGCTAATAGTAACTGTATTAGTGTTACCGTAAGCCTTTGAGTTTAATGAAATAGAATCTGTTACTGTTGATGTGAATGTTGAGTTGACTACTGTTGTTGCCATAATTATATATATTAAAGTTATTTATTTATTTTATACTTGACTTAATAGAATATTACAATTCATATTAAATGATGCTGACTTACCTGTGCATGAGGCTGTGATACATAGCGTCTCATTTACTTCTATATGCTCATCCCATCCATCACAATTTGTGAAAGATGATAAATCAAAACATAATGGAGTTGAATTTCCAGTTAAAATTATTGTTTGAGTAGCAATCCTACAAAAATCCGCTGTAGTAGGATATTCAGCAGGAATAGGACACTGCATTTTAACACGCAATAATGATAATGTTATAGCCCCTACCCCAGATACCCATCCATTCCAACGAGCAGGTATTGATGGTGTTGGATTTGTCCAAATTGATGTATTCATCATGTTCTTAGGTGATATAGAAACCGACCCTACAGACCCTAAGTTGGTTTTAAACTTATGTTCAGAGTTATATTGTGCGTTAGATAAAGCCCATTCAATCCCTACCGCTATACTACCATATCCCTCAATATTTTGAGACATAAAGTTACTTGATGGAGGGGATGAGTTTGTAATTGTAACATCACCTGTTCCTCCTGCTGGAGCAATAGTTATACCTGTTCCTGCTACTATAGATGTAACTCCTCCTGGAGAAGATGTTTCCCATTGAATTTCACCATTAATAGATACTAAATTTTGAGAACCATAAGGCGTTCTTGTATTTGCAAATACAAATCCTGTTCCTTTATCAATCGTACCTATAGTATTACTCATTCCACTAAAAGTACACTTCCCTGTTCCATTAACACTGGTAACAAAAGCGGCAGTACCTGCAGCGGTTAATCTATCTAACTCCACTTTAATAGCCTCTGCAACCTGTATAGCTGTTGCATTTGCTGCTATTGAAACAGAAGATTGTGTAAACCCTGTAGTTGGGACAAAAGCAGTAGCGTCACCTGTTACAGAGAAATGAACCTCTATAGATACTGTATTATCATAAAAGATATGAAAGAAAGAGTTGTGAAGAACCCCTGCAGTATCTGACCCACATGTTATTGTTGTGCTTATATTAAAAGGTGAAGCCACCCACTCCAATATACCTGCATTAGTTTTGACAGGCACACTTGAGTTCTTAGCTTCACTAAAATCTTTAGGATTGTGTATTTGGTTGTTAGGTAAGTCTGAATGAAAATTTGTTGCCATATTAATATAGTATTATTCCGTTTAATTTACTAACTCCACCTGCGTTATCATCACAATACAATGGATAAGATATTGAGTTTTCCTTTAAAAAATCTTTCATTTTTCTTAAGTATGTTTCTGATTTCTTATATGTTTCTGTTCTCATAAACCCTAATGTCTTGGCATCTACTGGTAAAGAAAATTCTCCAGAACTTTCCACCAAACCTTGAGAGGTTGAATTGTAAGCCATATCAGGTATCATTTCAAACCTAACGCAAAACGCAAGATAATCCCTAATATAACTATTAACAAGCTTTCCGTTTGGTCTTTGAAATAAAACATTTGAAACTACGTTTGTTACTGTTGGAGTCCCTGAAATCGTAATAGATGTAACTGCTCCAGGAACATCTACTGTAAGAACCGTATTAAACCCCCTACAAGAGTCAGTTCCATCTTCCCTTAAAGGTATGTCAGCTCCAGAGACAAAATCCCCAACCTTGATAAAACTATTAGCAGAACAGGTTATTATATTACTACCAGCCGTCACATTGAAATCACTGAATGTTGAATATGATAACATTGAGTTCATTAAAGTAAACTTATTATACGGTGCATTTGCATTTCCAGGTCTGGTTATAGTAACCTTATTAACACCATCAGACACAGCACTACCAAGTCCAAACGGACTACCATTGATTGCTGAGGCTAAACCATTACACAGCTCTATCGCTGTAGGTGTTGGGGTTAATGATAAGTCAACCTGACATACGCCATCAAATCCAGGTGGTGTAGGTAATATTGCAGGTACTGGTGCTGCTAAATATTCAAAATAAACAGCTATTGTTGAATAATTATTAGCAGAGTGCATTTGAATATAATTGTTCTGTAGTGCAGAGGTTGAGTCTGCCGAACAAGTAATAACATCATATATAACTGGGCTACTACTCCAAGGAGTATTGGTAGCTTTATCATTAAGTATCTCATTATATAAGTCTGCACCAATAGATGGTTGTACAAAGTTTAATTCAGCAATCTCAACGAAAGCTGGCTTAACTAAATACTTGTCAGTATTCTTATTAGTAAAGGCTATATCAATTACTTGTGTCGGTGTTATCAGTGCCATTTTGTATTTTATTTTTTTCTATTAATAAGCTATCCAATTCCGCCTCATCTAATTCAGGTAGGTGGAATATCTTTCTACCTTCTTGAACTGATATGTAGTCTGTTGGGTTAATTGCCCCAAGCATTGTAACTGGAGGTTTATTAACTATATGTAAATCAGAAACATTAAAGTTAGAATGTTTCTTAAGTATTTTTTTAAGTTCTCTTAAAATCATTTGCTGAGGTTCTTTAATAACAGTTGACATAACTATATCATATATAGTTAAAATCTGTTGGTTATTACCCAGAGAACCAGCAACTTGTATTCCTGACAAAGCAGGATTCCATCTATGTGAGGATATTATATTGTCATTAGTAATCGTTTGTAGTTCCATAAAAGAACCATCACTCGTATCATTAATGATATTAACATTAGAGGCAGCCTCATCACCATTCTTAGCTATAAATAATATCTTAGAGTTATTATTCTCACCAGTAAGTTTCTCTCTTGCCTCGTTAATAAATATTTGAGCTTCTTCCTCAGACATGTCAGCTCCTAATTCAATAATAGCAGATGGCATAAAACCATTCTTAAATCTTGTTAAGTTGAATTTTCCTATTTGACTTGCTATTTTTATATGGTCTAAAGCTGCAGTATAGTCTGGCAACCCATAATAGTAGTATGTACTCTCGTAATCAGAGAAATGTATTACAGAACGCTGAACATCTGTTTCTGTTTTCTTAAATTTAGGGTAGACATCTACTGTTTTTATCTTGCTTTCTGTACGTTTAACATTGGCCCAGTCAGGATGGAAAAGAACTTTATCATTCTTTTTCCCCATTCTTGCTGTAGTAGCGTCTTGATGATACAAATTAACATAACCCTTACCTACAACAATCTCTAAGTAAGCATTTCCAAATGTCCAGTAGTCAGAAACAACCTTTCTGATAACATCATCTGCTGTATCGCCATTTGCGTTTACATCAGTAAGATATTCACCAAGAGCCTCGTCAAGAGTGTGTAACCCTTCACCCATGGTAAATGTTGTTTTTGTATTAAGAATTGCCCTATGCGTTGCCGCACATCTTGATAGCTCACTTAAATGCTGAGGGAATAAATTATCATCCCCAAAAGGAATCCAGGCATTTTGTAATCTATCTATCTTTTTCGTTTCTTCAGGGGCATCTTGAGCTATATCCTTTGAAAAACCATAAGCAAGAAGTTTATTCTTCTTCGCTGGCTTTTGGTAAAACTTGCTCTTTTTTGTACTTGCCTGCGTTTTCTTTTGACTCATTTTTGTATGATTTCTTTATTTTTTTATTAGATTTCTTAGACACACCACAATCCTCATTGGGTTTGCAATCTTCTTTTACTAAACAAACATAGGGTTTACCCAGTTCATAAAGCTCTTCTAATATCACCTGATTTTTCTCTACACTAAGCATTGTCTCTTCATTAGAGAAAGCAATCTTAGGGAAAAATTTAGAGGTCTTAGAATGTCTGCCAAAATGAATAGTCTCACAAGTATTCTCCTTAAACCACTCTTTGTTTAATTTATACATAGTATTTATTTTTAAATTAAAGTGCAAATATAATGAAATTTAGGGGAATGTCAACCACTCCCCTAAAAAACATTATTTAATATAGAATACTACTAAGCTACTGACCAAGCGTCAGTATAATTTGCCCCTGCAGTCATAGCAGCAGAGATTTCTAAAGGATATTCTCCTTGTTCTCCTCCAATTTTAACAAGAGTACCATTTGCATCTTGAAGCCCAACACCTGTAGTTTGCTCTCCTGACATGAACTCCATGTAACCAGTCAATTCAAATATTTCATCATAACCTAATACGAATTTATAAGTGTTTGCAGTTCCAGCAGCACAATCATCAGCATAAGATTCAACGATTGCAAATAATCCACAAGACCTTGCAAGTTGGTCTAAGTTTTCATTTACTTCCTGAGTTACCTTAGGGATGTAAAATTCAAGCTCTATTGCTATAATTGTACTTCCATTTTCTCTTGTAGCGTTTGCAGTAAATCCTGCAGTCCCTCTATCAAAATCAAACTGGTAAGCGTCATCTGTTGTGAAAGTTGTAACTACTCCTGCAGTAACTCCAGTTGCCGATACGTTTCCTTGTTCTATCAACCAAATATTCTTCAATCCACCTCTACGGTTTCTATCGCAACATTCTACTTGATGTCCTTTTGTAATTGCCATAATTTTATTATTTTATAAGTTATTAATTAGTAAGTAATTGTTGCTACAAGAGAATTGTCTTTCAAAGCAGCTCCAAATGAATAGTTCATTCTGAATCTGTTTTCTTTACAATCTTTGTTGTACCACATGTCAACATCTTGGATAGCCCAATCAGTTCCGATAGCGATAGCACCTTTAGCCATAAGGAAAGCACATTCTACTTTAGTAGTAGCAGTAGGCCCATTTGAAGATAAAGAAGCTCCATAAGCAGCGATATTTACATCAAAATCAGGTCTAACAATCATTTCAATACCATTGTATTGTAAGTTAGCAATTCCAGACTGTAGGTCAGCATAAGCTAATCCACTTGTAGTAGCTACTAATTCAGCTTTATACTTATCAGCAAAAGAACGAGAAACATACATTACTTGGTCAGAAGCAGCTAATTCAGCAGTTCTTGCAGTCATTAAAGTAGCAAGGTCAGTTATAGCAGTTCCTGTGTAAGCAACTTGTTGTCCAGCAGGAATACCATTTGCAGCCTCCCAGATACCATTAGCTAAATCTTGAGTTCCTGAACCTGAAGCAGTTTGTCCCCACCATGAGATAGTAGAAAAGTCTCTTAAGATTCCTCCCATTAAGATTTCAGAAATCATTTCCATTAACATAGTACCTGATAAATCATTTCTTTCAATACCATTTCTCATGAATTGAGATTTAATTGTATTGAATAATGCGTGTGCAGATTGCTTGTGCTCTACTTCTAAACGAACTAAGTTTAAAGTTACAGCAGTGTTAGTTGAACGAGTTGCATCATCTGCAAAGCATTCATCATTTAAAGCTTTAGTAACATCTTTCAATGCACTGTATTTGTCAAGCTTAATAGAAGAGCCTGAGATGTTTGTCATTACATCAAAATGAGTTAAGTCATTGTTTGATATAAATAATGGAGCTAAGAAATACTTTGCAGCATCTTGTTGACTCCATGTAATTGGTGAAGCGATTATATTTGCCATTGTTTTATTTTTTTATTTTTGTTTTTATGAATTAAATATGTTTGTAGCTAAAGCATCCCATGAATTAACAACTACACTATCCTCAGATGGGTTAGGGTCATTTTCAGGAACAATAGAACTTGGAGTTCCATTAAGTTTAGCTACTTTTTCCTCTAAAGATTTTACTTCGTCATCCAAAGCAACAATATTAGATTCTTTTACTCCCAAAGCTTCAGTAAGGTCAGCAACATTTTTGTTAGAATCTGTAATAGACTCTTCTAATGCACTAATCTTAGCAACCACTTCTTCGTTGTCAAGGATTTTTACTTCCTTAACGCTTTCTTTTTTGTTAAAAAGGTCAGAGATAAAATTCTTTAACTCTTCAATTTGGTTTTCCATTTTTTTATTTTTTTTATTAGAATTAAACATATCAACTGCTAAATTTTTGTTTTTATAGTTGAGTTTTTGAACATCATACTTAGCCGCTAAAGCAATA